TATTCTGGAAAACAAATCTATTACACAAGTACAGCAACATCAACTTTTACATTACCTGCTGTAAATACAACTACACCTAATGATCCTACTGATCCAAATCAGGATAATAATTATGGTGCAACTTTTGATTTTGTACTTTCAACAACAGTAACAGGAAGTTTTATAGTTAAAGTAGCAAATGCTTCTGATACTATGGTAGGAACAGCCATTCTTGGTTCTGGAACTACTGCATTAGTATTTAGCACAGCAACTGCATCAGACACTATTACTTTAAATGGTACAACTACAGGTGGAGTAGGTGGAGCAACTATTACTGCTACAGTAGTAGGAGCAAACAGATACAAAGTTAACGTAGTATCTGGAGCTACAGGAGCAGTAGCTACACCATTTAGTGCTACAGTATAATTAATTTATTTTAAGGGGCTCTTCGGAGCTCCTTAAATTATAAGGAATAAAAATGAAATCAGATGTAAAACCAGTCGTACTGGCAAGCAATCTTTCAACAGCAGTTTTATTTGCAGGGCCTACAAGACTTCGTGGTTATATGATTCAATCTACTGGATCTTCTGGAACTACAGTTATTAATGGTTTATCAAATGCTACAACTGTTAGCGTTTCAACTAACACACAAGTTTATATTCCAGTAAGTGTCGGAGCAGGTTTTACTGAAACATTAAATCTTCCAGAAGATGGAATTTTATATGCTGGAAGAAATGGCACAGGTATCGTTGATGGTATTGGAGTAGTTAGTAATACAAGTGCCTTAATTGTTACATTATTTATAGACAAATAATGATTCAAGAAGATATTCTTGATTATCAAGAGTCAGTAATGCAACTCGTTTCAGGAATGAAACGTGGTGGCGATGTAATGCCAGCCAGAAATAAAAAGAATTTTAGACCTACAGAAAAAGGTGCTGGAATGACTCGCGCGGGCGTGCAGGCGTACAGGCGCGCGAACCCTGGTTCAAAATTATCAACAGCAGTTACAGGCAAAGTTAAACCAGGAAGTCGATCAGCTAAAAGAAGAAAATCTTATTGTGCAAGATCTGCAGGTCAGATGAAAATGTTTCCGGGAGCAGCGAACGATCCTAAATCTAGATTGCGCCAAGCTAGACGTAGATGGAAATGTTAGTTAAAGTTCCGTCTAAAGATGGAAAAAAATAATTTATTAGTTCATAAACATTTAATTATTCGTGCTGAAGTTTACCGTCCACCTATGGACGAGGAGTTTCTTAGGCGATGGTTAGAAGAATTCATTTCAGAAATTGGAATGAAAGTAATGTTAGGTCCTTATGTTAAATATTCTAATATGGTTGGCAATCGTGGTATTACTGGTGCTGCTATTATAGAAACGTCACACATTGTTATGCACGTATGGGATGAAGTACATCCTGCATTAATGCAATTTGATGTATATAGTTGTGGAGAATTTGATCCAGAAACTATATGTAATAAAATAGAAAAAGATTTTACAGTTCACAAAATTGAATACAAATTCCTTGATAGAGAGCATGATTTAAAGGAAATATTCAAATTGAAAGTAGTAGAGTAGTAGTATATAAACTACTTGCTATATGTCATATTTAAATGCTAACATACCTCCAATTTATTGTAAAATAAGAAGGGAATATTTATATGACTTACGAGAACATCAAGGAGAAACTGAAGACTGTGTGGTATTCGGTTTGGGGAGTATTAGCGGGCGTGCATTATTGTTTCACTGTCTACTTACGAACGGTGCAATCTATTGGAGACTTCCTATCTCTGCTTTTATTCAAAGAGGAAGCGGCGCTACTTTGTATCAAGGACAAATGGAACATCAAGATCTCGAAGATCTTCAGCTATGGAATTCATTTAGTTATTATCCTGCTGTTACTACTTTTGATTTTTTAATAGGACAACGTTGTAAATATTTAGGAAAGGATAAAAAATTTATTAATGGGGAATATTTATTCACTGTGGATTGGGCACATCCAGAACCTAATATCTTGGATACTGAACATTCCGAAATACCTGATCAGCATAAGTGTGCTCACGTTTTGGCTCTTGATAACGGTAATTATGCAGCTCAGCCTAATAATCGTATTCTGTGGAGTATTCCTAGCTTTACCACTTCTAAACATTGGCCAGATTATAAAGTTCAAACTACAGAATGGAATGTTGAAAATAAAGGGTTTGTGACAGATGACACAGACAATTTTTTTTATGATATAATAGATAAGGATAAAAAATAATTATGGGCGAAATAGGACAAAAAATTATATTTGCAATAATACCTATTCTATTTACTTGTGTGGTTTATTTAATGAACGCACTTTCAACATTACAAAATAATGTAAATACACTCCAATCAAAAGTTCAAATAGTTGTATCGGCAGATAATAAACAAGTTACAAATTTAGATGCTGCACTAGCTAGAGAAAAACTAAGACAAGATCTATTAGATTCAGTTCAAGAAATTAATTCTAGAGCAAGTCAAAATAGAGCAAGAATAGACGTGCTTGAAAGAAGACTAGATATTTTAGACAAACTTGTTGTACCAACAATCAAAAAATAATTGTATTAACAATTTGACAGTTGGATGCTGTCTCTTAAATCACTGTAAATGCCATGACAATAAAGAATTTGTTAATAAAGTATTTGATAGTAGCTCTACTAGCGTTTGTATTAGGTACATTCTTTCCGAACCCCGTCGCCAAGAAGAAGACTGAGAACGCCACAATCGCCTGGGCTAAGAGCCTGGGGTTTGGTCCTCCAAGGTTTGAATATCATAATAATCAAGAATTCATTGCCTCACTCAAAAAGTGTATCTCCTACCTCAATTTTGACATCCCTAAAAACAAACATATAAATACAGAGCTTATAGTTGCTCAAGCTATCGTAGAAAGCAACTATGGAACGTCAAGGTTCGCATTAGAGGGCAATAATCTATTTGGTATAAGGGTATGGTCAAAAGAGGGAATGCTACCTTATAAACAACCGGATACTATAGAATGGCGTGTCAGGGTCTTTAAAAGCAAGTGCGAATCTGTTAAGTATTACATAGAAATTTTAAATACAAAACAAGTGTACACAGAATTTAGAAAAGCTAGGGATATGTCATTCAATAGAGATCCTATTAAAATGGCAAAAGCATTAGATAGTTTTTCTACAAACAAAGAATATGAAAAACATGTTATTGAGGTTATTAAAAAATTAAGAAATGAAACTAAATAAAGATATAAAAATACAAAACATATTATCAATAGATTTTGATTGGGTAGAATCTTTAAAAGACATGGAAGAATTAATTGTTTACATAAATAAAAATGTAAATAAAGATAAAAAAATTACTTTTTCATATTATCATGATAATATCTATTCATTATTTAAACATGGCGTTAATGAATATAATTTAGTTAATATAGATAAACATCATGATTATAGTTATAATATTAATAAAAATAATATGATAGATGAAGGAAATTGGCTATTTCATTTATCAAATGTATTTAATAAAAAAATAAATTATACTTGGATATCTAAAAATGATTCTGTTCCAAATAGAAATGTTGATCTTAGAAAAAATTTAAAAAATTTTAATTTCTATAATTTTTTATTAGAAATACCCAATTTAAATTTTGATACATATTTTTTTTGTTGTAGCCCGGAATACTCAAATCAATTTAGTAATACAGCTTATGAAATTATAAGAAAAATTTATGAATCTAAGTAAAAGTTTTACATTAAATGAATTAACAAAGTCTCAAGAAGCGACAAGACTTGGAATAGATAATACACCAAATGACGAAAATATATTAAATTTAAAAATACTTTGTGAAAATATACTACAACCTATTAGAGACTTTTATGGTATGCCATTGTCCGTGAGTTCTGGGTATAGATCAGCGGCACTTTGTGAAGCTGTAGGTTCTTCATATAAAAGTCAGCATACTAAAGGTCAAGCAGCAGATTTTGAGATATTTGGTGTAGCTAACAAAGAGTTAGCTGATTGGATTACAACTAATCTTGAATACGATCAGTGTATATTAGAATTTTGGAATGAGAATGAGCCTAATTCTGGATGGGTACATTGTAGTTATTCAATAAATAACAATAGGAAGCAATACTTGAAGGCACAGAAGATAGGTGGTAAAATCGTTTATTCACCAATGGAGTAAAAATGCCAATAGGAAGATCACAAATACCGCAACAAATCGAAGGCAAGATACGAGGTGCAAAACCCTCAAGAGCCATGCTTAAATCTAAAAAAAGAAAGAAAAAATAATGAGTAAACTTTGTCCAAGAGGAAAAGCTGCAGCTAAAGCAAAATTTAAAGTGTACCCTAGCGCGTACGCGAACATGTATGCGAGCGCAGTATGTTCAGGTAAAATTGTGCCTGGTGGTAAAAAAAAGAAAATGAGTGGTGGCAGTATTTCACAAGAAAGAAAAGCAGTATCTAATTATAAACAAGGTGGTGTTGCTAAAGGTTGTGGAGCTGTAATGGAAAAAAGAAGAAAAGTAACTAAAAAATATTAATATGGGTTTACGTAACTGGGTTAAAGAAAAGTGGGTGGATATTGCAAATAAAAAATCTGACGGTTCTTATCCTAAATGTGGAAGAAGCGGTGGAGAAAAAAGAAGTAATTATCCTAAGTGTGTGCCTATTGCAAAGACTAGATCTATGAGCCGTGGACAAAAATCAAGTGCCGTGGCACGAAAACAACAAGCCGCGAACACCGGACCTAAACCAAGTAATGTACCAACTCTTAAAAAAGAAAGTGCTTACATGGGTAAATTTATAAGTGGAGAGTTTGATGGAGTAAAACATTCTAATCAATCCAAAGTAGACTACTATGGAGATTTATTAAAATAATGTCTGACGATAACGAAACAGAAATTCAAAAAATGAAAAGGCTTGGCACTAAGGAATATATTAGACAGCTTAATGAAGCTAAATCTAAAACAAAACAAGAAAAAGATTTTAATAAAACAGGACAATATTCTTTTAAGATAGATCCTACTCCTGAAAAAAAAGGTGGAATAATTAAAAAGAAAGTTAATAAAATGTTTGTAGGAGGAATACCAGATCCTAGCACAATCGTGTCACAACTTTCAGCAGCTTCACCACAAGATTATATTGATTATAAAACTAATACTGGAAGTCAAACTTCTACAGAGCCAGAAGAGAGAACTGGATATAAAGCAACAGAATTTAAAACTACAGTAGAAGAAAAACCAACAGAAAAAAGTAAAGGTGGTATGATTTATACTAAACCACATCAAAAAAAGTATTATGGAGATTTAATATAAATGGCTACATCAGGCACAACAGATTTTAACTTATCAATTGATGAAATTGTAGAAGAAGCTTATGAAAGAATAGGTATTCGATCTAATTCTGGTTATGACATTAAATCAGCTAGAAGAAGTTTAAATATATTGTTTTCTGAATGGGGTAATAGAGGAGTTCATCTTTGGAAAGTAGAATTAAAAAATCAAGCATTAACTGCAGGTACTATTACTTATACTACACCTAGCGATTGTAGTGATATTTTAGAGGCTTATATTTCTTCAACATCAGGTATTACAACATCAACAACAGATTTATCTTTAACTAAAATTGATAGATCAACTTATGCTGCACTTCCAAATAAAGGACAAACTGGTCAACCATCACAATATTATGTGGATAGACAGATAACACCTACTGTTAGTTTATATCTTGCTCCTGATGCAAACACTTATACATATTTAAAATATTATTATTTACAAAGAATTCAAGATGCAGGTTCTTATACTAATGACGCAGATTTACCTTATAGATTTATACCGTGTATGGTTTCAGGACTTGCTTATTATTTAGCACAAAAAAGATCACCTGAAAGAATAGATTTATTAAAAATGGCTTATGAAGATGAAATGAGAAGAGCTTTGGACGAAGATGGACAAAGAACTAGTT